CCACCATACTTTAGAAGGTGGATGAATTGGTTTGATTAATTTTGAATCAAAATTACAAATAAAAAAATGATTTCCTACAAATATAATATATACAGATCCAAGAAAACGAAGTATCTTGATAAAATGCTTCGTGAATGTTGTTTTGTATGGAATCATGCTTTAGCTCTACAACGTAGATACTATAAACTGTTTGGGAAATATATCTCAATTGGTAAAATGAAGAAGCATTTTGCTAAAAGAATTAAAAGAAATCTTCTTCATTCTCAAACAACACAAGAAATACTTGAACGTCTTGATGAATCTTATAATCGTTTCTTTAAAAGAAAATCAAAGAGACCACCTAAGTTTAAAAGATCAGATTGTTTCAACTCTTTTGTTTTTAAACAAGGAGGGTTTACTCTAAATGGTAATATTCTCACAATCAACAAAGGAAAGAAACGTTTTAAGTTTTCATACAGTAGAGCATATGAAGGTAATGTTAAACAAATAAGAATAGTCAGAGAAACCTGCTATCGTTTTAGTTTGATTATAGTTACAGATTACAATCCTGCAAACTCTTACAGAAAGACATATGATGGTGCATCTGTAGGATTGGATTTTGGTCTGAAAACTTACCTAATTAAAAGTGATGGTAACAAAATTGGGTCTCCATTATTCTTCAAGCAATATCAAAACAAGATTAGAAAACTAAATAGAAAGTTTTCTAATGCGAAGAAAGGATCCAATAATAGAAAAAGAAGACTGTTTGAACTTCAACAAGCGTATCGTAAAATAAACGATTTTCGATCTGATTTTCAATGGAAATTAGCTCATGAATTGTGCAAGCGATATGATTATATTTTCATTGAAGATCTAAACATTGAAGGAATGAAACGTTTGTGGGGAAAGAAAGTTTCTGATCTCAGTCATTCTTCTTTTATTAACAAACTTACGTATATCGCTTCAAAGTATGGAGTGATAGTACATAAGATTGACAAATGGTATTCTTCCTCAAAGACTTGTGAATGCGGGTTTGTTAATAAAAACTTGTCGTTGAGAGATCGCACATGGTGTTGTCCAAAATGCGAGTCTATCAACGACCGTGATGTTCTTGCGGCCCGTAATATACTTCGGAAGGGCATTTCCGAATTGGAGAGCAAGAGTAATTCCAGCGATAGTAATATCGGGGTTTCTTGCGTCTGTATCCAAGAATCCCATTTGCTTTAGTGATGGGAGTATGTCAATTTTGTACGATTTGAATGTTTTGCATAATACGTACTGTTTATTAGAATCCGCCACATAAGTGATTATCTGGTGGATTTATTATATTTGCGAAAAAGATAATGTCGTGCAAAATAACTCTAACATAGCGGTTCCCGACTCCGGGATGAACAGGGATAAGCATCCACAGGATCTATCCCCGTCTGAATATAGTTTCGCCTTGAACGCTACCATAGAGGGTGACGATGGAAGCCAGCTTAAGATCCAGAACGAGCCTAGTACCCTTTTATGTAAGCGATTTGATGGCTATAAGGTTATTGGGTATAAGAATGACATAGCTGGTGATAACACTTATTTCTTTCTATCTAATCCGGATGATAATACGTCTAAGATCACGTTCATGCGGTCATTGGATTATATCAAGACCGTGGAGGATCAGCTAGCTGGATCGGGAAAGGACATCCATCGTATCCTTGGCGAGAGGCTTGAGGAGTCGGATGGTCGTTTTGATGAGATATGTGATTTGATGGAGATCCTGATAGAGGACTGGGTTGATGACCCTTGTCTTAATTTCTCCATTCATCATCCGATCTTCGATATAGAGATAAAGGACGAGAAATGCGGGAAGGTGATATACTGGACCGATGGATATAATCCCCAGCGATATGTTATGGTCGATAAGGCTCTTAATCCGGATGATGATGGTGATTTTTGGTATCATTACCATGGGTATAAGACATGTGGGGATGACAAGCCAATAGAGAGGTGTAGGCTGGCCTGCGAGAAGCTGCTGGTGTTCCCGTTGCTGACGGCCCCGTGCGTGGAGCCTGAGGTCGTGGAGTTCGGGGGGAGCTTGCGTGCCGGGACCTACCAGTTCTGCGTGGCGTTGTGCGATGAGTTCGGGATAGAGAAGACCGGATATTGCTCATTGACCAACCCAATCATGTTATTCGACCGTCAAGATATGGTTATCCGCGATGGTTTATGGGGTAAGTCAACCAACATGGGTATCCGCCTTACCGTGTCTAATATAGATAAGCAGGTATCTCATTATAAGATAGGTGTTATACAGAACACGGTTGGGTTTAATGGTGAGCAAAGCCCGGTTCTTGAGTATTTCATAGAAGGTATACATCCGATAACGGAAAGGACCATCTATTATCTTACGGATCAATATAGCGAGCGTACGACCATGGAGAAGTTATCCAAGGAAATACCGGTATATAAGACAGCCAGAGGCATGACGTCTGTCGGGAATCGTCTTCTTCAATACGGCTTGACCGTGGAGAACGAATGGAATCTTCAACCGGTCGTCAACTTCTTGGGTCATTTCGTTAAATGGCAGACATCTATAGCCACGGAGAATTTGTATAAAGACGGTGTGGCTTGCTCTAAATACGCCTCTTTCATGCGTGACGAGGTATATCCGTTGGGTATAAGATTCTTTACCAATACAGGATACAGGACGGCTAGATTCCCGCTTATCCCTCGTCCGGCCACAAGGGAGGAGATGGGGGTTATCGTTGATGAGGACGGCAACTCTGAAGACCTATCAGCGGCTTCGGTATTGGAGAACAACCCGCAGTGCGCCGGGAACAGCCGCCGTTATCTTTGGCAGTTTAAGAATACGGCAAAGATCATAAACGACCCGTCTTGGGGATTTGATGATTTTGGGGGAGAATGCAAGAATCAGCTAGATGTTAAGCAACTCAGATATGTAGAGCAGGAATATGCCACGGTAGGAGAGACCCAATTCGTTATCAACACGATGGGGGAAGATGTTACGGTAGATGATGTTATTGATTATATCGCTGATAATATAGAGAATCTGTGTGATCTTATAGAATCTAATGTAGGTATTACTGACGAGTTATGCGCTGCTATATCATTGCCAGAGGATCAAGACGGTATAAAGGCTCCCGATTTCCCTAGTGGATGTGATGATATCGAGAGGATAGAGACCAAGACTATATTGGATAAAAACTCTTTGGTGGATTCTAGGATTGATTTTACATATAAACTGGCTAGTGATTATACGGAGACCGATCCTACCACCTTAATACAAAGTAACGCCGAGTCACAAAGGAAATTCTCTGTATTGTGTGATTTTGATAATTACTCCAGTGGAGGTAAGAATATCATAGATCTGGTTCAGGAATGGCTGGATGGTCAGGATGAGGATAAATTCCCGTCTGATATAGACTCCTCCGCCTTGGTCTTGTGTCAGGATATGTCTAATGTCCGGCAGTTATATGATGAGGGTATATGTACTAATGGGTGTTCGGTAGGTGATCCTTACGTGAATCCTACTATTAACGATGTTCAACTTCCTACATTCCAAGGGGGTAGGTCATTGGGTAAGTGCACATATTTGTATCAATATCCCGGATGGGAAGGAAAGAAGCATACGGAGACGATGCTTGATCAGTTAATGGATATGATGGAGGCTTATTTCCCCCAATATGAGAGTCAGTTTGGTATCGAGAACGCCATGTGTCTTTTTGGCGATGGTGATAATTCTAAGTTCAATACCAGCATATCTACTGATTGGGAAAGTCGTGTGTCTGTGCAGAATGATATTGACGCCATGACCAATTGGTTTGGTAGAAGCAACTTGACTTATTTCAAGTTCTATCCACATGTATCCTCATACGCCAGATGGGTGGAGTTGGATTACGAGAAATACGTAAGCGGTTTATCCGATCCTGATAACGGTATTATGTACATAGAGATGATGGGTAACTATAATTATCCGATCGGCGACTCATCATCATACAATAAGGTTCGTATAACGTTTTTCTCGGACAAGGAAGGTACCGTGGCTCCTAATCCTTTGGCTAATGATGCCAAGAAAGGTGTTATAGTGAATTACGTGGATCATAAGATATTTATGATGCCAAAGTACTTGTTCTGGAATGATGACAAGACTACTTTCCATAAGATATATGTTTGCATCGAGCCTGCGGTATGCGTGTTCTTCACCGGTTTCGCCATGAGGAAGGATATGAAGGAGCTTGCCGGATTCTATACGGCCGGCACCGCCATCTTCCCCGCCCCGTTCTGTTTTGGCATTCGGCCACTGGAGGTGAAATACGTGTTCTTCTTCACGAAAGAATTGAAATTAAGGAGATTTGTTACCTATGAGGCGAAATGTGTCTCATGTGGGGATAAACCCGCTGACTGCGCTCCCAGGCCATATCAGTATGGTGATTTCGGATATTGGGAGTCTACCAATAAGTACCCGGCTAATTTTGAGTTGTATGATTCAAGTAAGATTGGGATATCATCGGGAGGATCAAAGAGGAAGGACATAATAGATTCTTTGACGAAATACTATGGGTCTCCTAAATCAGTTGGGGGTAAGTCTTATTTCACCGGTAATGGGGGTAACGCTGAGTACCCCAATACATCAACCACGTTTTGTCAGAGACCTATACGTCATTACAAGTTCCCGGATAACTCTGTCGCTCCTTTTATGGGTAATCCGTCTCAACTGACCGGTCAATATGGAGTTGACTCCTATATTTATCCTATGGGGGTGATGCTTGATGACGATATCGTTAATGAGTTTCTGGATATAGCGGTAGAGAACGGTCTTATAGATAAGGCTAGAAGGGATTCTATAATAGGATATGAGTTGTATAGGGGCGATAGGACGTTGGATAAGAGCGTTATCGGAACCGGTCTGGCTTATGATATGTTTAAGTACGATGATCCCGACGGATCGGCTAACCTTTATCCTAATTACCCTTACAACGATTTGTCTGATGATACGTATATCTATAAGGATATTAATCGTGAGAAATTTATAACGCATCCGTTTAACAGGAAGGGTAATATCTGGTATTCATTCTTAAGTCCTGATATTGCCTTTAACAAGCCTGACGCTCCCACCGAGTGCCTTGTTGATGGTTATCAATTAGGTAAATCCTCCGGTATATTCAGGGAGGTGGAGGATCACCCTAAATGGACGATATTAGGGAGTAAGGCTTACAGTATGGCAACATCATTGGCTACGGTGGAGGCTATGGCTAATTTAATATCCGCTATAGCTGAGTATACATATCAGTCGGCTTCACAGCAATATGTCGGTGGAGGCGTGTTCTTTTTAGCCAACCCTGTCGGCATAGCGCTGACGGCTATCCGTCTGGCTACGGGTATCGCCAAGGCCACAGCCCAGTCCGTGGTGGATATAGGCAAGTACAGATATCAGTGGTTAACGGCATTGATAGATAGGGGACCTAGACGGAACTATGCTTATTATTATACTTCTGTCGCTCATTATAATTTATTTTACCAAAAAATAGGGGCGTCGGAGCTACGTGGATTGTCAACGGCCAAATATATCAAGAGCGGGTTGTATCCGGTTACAGACATCTCGTCACAAGGGGGAACCGTAGGTGGTAAGCCTATTATCATAAACAACCTCGATCGTGAGCATTCGTTGTTCATGTCATTTGGTATGGATAAGTATATGCTTGAATATCCGGAGTTGGTTTCAAGTTACGATACCAGCCGTATTCAGGATGAGTGTAATATTCGTAACGATGAGGTGGCTGGTATGACGCCTCATTTTATGACACGTGAATCTTTCGTATCCTGCCCTTATATGAGGATAAAGAAATATTCTCCGGCTCAATACGGGCAGATAGAGGATATCAGGTGGGTATCGTTAGGTGGTTGCGGGTTGATGGATGAGGATAAGCGTAAACCTGTTTTTGGAGGAGATGTGTTTATATCAAGGTTCTCGCTTAAGAGGAAGATGCCTATGTTTTATTTGACTCAGTTCGGTCAGGGGGACATGATACCATTCCCTTATTATGATTATCGGAACATCGGGTATCCCCGTTATTTCGTCAATTACGATACCGGGGAGGATTATCTTAATAAGACCGATATGGATACCGGATCGCTATACTCTTTCCCTAGCCGGAAGAGCGCTTATGAGATGGTTTGCAAGACCGGAGATATGTATCTTAGCGGTCGTTTCTTCCTATACTTCTATGGCATACCTCAGTTTCTTGTGGAGTCTGAGATCAATTGCAATTTCCGTATAGCCGGGCCTGAGCCTTACGAGGGGTTCTATCCGGAGGTAGGGGATTATATATCATGGACTCAGGAGCGTAATGTCCCTATATCAAGGGATAATGTGTTTAAGATAAGTCCTGTGTATAAGAATCGTTTTACGCTAGGCGGAAGGTTATTACCAGAGACGTATGATAGCAATTTTTGGGACTGCGCTTACCAAAGACCCAACGGCGTCATATGGAGCACCGCCGACGTGTCGGAGAACGGCATGACCGATCCTTGGCTGTCGTACAAGCCTATGGATTACCATGAGTTCAAGACCTCTTTCGGGAAACTTATAAGCATGAAAGGGATAGAGTCGGATCAGATACTGGCTCGCTTCGAGAATCAGGTAGGGTTATATAACGCCATAGACGTGTTGGCGGAGAGAATATCCCCGGAGAATAGCGAGCTAGGGACAGGTGGGCTTTTCGCCTCTCGTGGCATTGAGTATAATAATACGACGTTAGGATATTCCGGGACCCAGAGTCGGGATATGATCAGTTGCGAGTTTGGGCATTTTTGGGTCGATTTAAGGCGTGGTCAGGTGTTTAAGGTAGATTCTAATGGTAGGAATCTTACGGAGGTCACACCGGGGCTTAGAAACTGGTTTAAGGAGCATCTTCAGATGAAGATCATCCGTAGCCGGATATATAACGCTGATACGGACGCTGAGTTGTCTTATTATGATATTGATAACAAGTTTTTTGGTATAGGGTTGTCCATGGGTTGGGATAATAGGTTTAAGAGGGTTCTGATAACCAAGAAAGATTATATACCGGTAGGGAATCCGAGCGAGTACCAATTCCGTGGCGGCCGGTTCTACAGGAACGGGCAGGCGGTGGAGTTGCAGGACACCAGCCATTTCACGGACGTCTCGTTCACCGTTGGGTATAACTGCCTGAAGGGTGAGTGGAAATCATATTTATCCTACACCCCTGATTATTATATCGAGCACCAGCATTATTTCCAGTCCGGAAAGAACTACTCAAGTGAAAGTCAGGAGATAGGTTTATGGTCTCATGGTTTGACCAACCAATCGTATCAAGTATTTTATGGTAAGCTATATCCGTTTGTTATAGAGGTTCCGGTACGTGAGCAGTACGTGAATAAGATCCTCACCAACTACCAATATCGGATGGATGCCAGAAGATATCAGGATGAGGTTAATTACCAAATTCTTAGGACTACTGGATTTAATAAGGCATGGTTTTATAATGATACCAACAACAGCGGTGAGCTTCGGATGGTTATCGCCGACAAGAACGATATGAGCCAGCGGTTAAGGTATCCTGTAACCAATGACGATAGCCGTGAGATACTGGTGACGGAGGTTGATCAGAAGATAAATATAAATGACTATTTTAACGAGGTCAAAGACGATACGAACAATCTTCCGATATGGGTTAAGGATGTGAATGACATTGACCGTAAGATCGACCCCAGGGCTGTCGATTATCATCGGAGGTGGCGGGATCGTCTTCGTGGCGATTGGTTCTTGGCTAGGTTCGTGAATGACATTGAGAGCCGGTTCAAGATGATAGTACGTTGGTTTAGCAACGATGAGAAAGTTTATTGAGGTGATTATATACCTTTAAATATTTGATGTTATGGCAGCAGGGAAAACTAGCAGTAAAAAGAAGGGCAAATGCCCGAAATCAGGATGTATCAAGAAAGTAGGGAGTGATTGGCGAGTGGTCAGTAACAAGACCGGTAAATTATGGCCGGCTAAGTACAAGTCTAAGGAGAAAGCTAAAGGAGCCTTGGCTGCTTATCACATGCATTAGCGTATAAACGGGTACATGATTTATTATGTGCCCGTTTCGTGTTTTTAGGCTTGTGATATTATGGTTATCTTTGTGAAAAACGTAATATATGTCTAAGAAGAATAAACCGGAGGAAATCCCATCGTGGATAAGGGATTTATATAAGGAGGATCTTGATCGTGTCGTAAGAGGCGAGCGTCCTATGTATTTCAGGGGTATGGATGATAGTCCTTTGAGAAACGTATCCCCGGAGTTTGATATCCTTAGCGGAGGAGCCGCAGTTAAAGGTATGAATGGGATAAGAGGTACGTTGTCCCCGTTGAATAATGGCATGGGTAATTATAATTTCAGCCTCAGGGGCATAAATAAGAAGATAGGTGAGCTGGTTGATGAGGCGGGATTATATCTACCTGAGAAATTAAGACCTGTATATCGGACTGTGGTGGATGCTATGTCGAGTTCCAAGGATAAGGGGTTGGGTCATATCACGCAGCCGTTGGCCAACGCCCTGTACCCGGCGGACGAGCGGCGAAACCGGCGTCTGGACGGGGAGTATCCCGTTGGTTATGTGGATGCCATAGACGGTATATGGCCCATGGAGAAATATGGGCTATGGGGAGAGAAGATGGATAAGAAACAAGGGGGTGGATATGTGGCTTCAAGGGATAACACCTCCATTGGATCTAGTGGCATAAATCTTAATACTGAATATGGTAAGAAGATAAATGATGGAGTTGACATTACCGAGATTATAGCTGGAGGTATCCCTATTATCGGGGATGTTATGGATGTGAGAGATTTTGTGGAGTCATCGAAGGCTGGGGATGGTTTAGGAATGACATTATCAGCTTTAGGGCTATTCCCGGTATTAGGTGAATTTTTTTCTTTCGCTAATAAAGTAAAGAAGATTCCTCTGCCAGAAGATAAACGTAAATTGTATGATTTTCTTGTAGATAATGATCTTGTGGATAAATATGTTCATGATGAACCTTTGGTTAGGGATTTTTTTAACAAGGATGTTCATGATAGAATTTCAAGGAATTATAACAATCTCCCTGATTCTTATAAGGCGGCTGTGGATTTGATGATTGATAATGGTGTTGATCTCCAAAATATAAATGATGTGTCTAACAAGCATATTAAGGATAAGATAGATTCTATGCTTGATGATAATGGGAAACGGTTGGAAGAAGCTTACAATCTAAGGGTATCGGCGGATTCTGATTTCGATGATTTTAGATATGAGGTATCCTCCGCTTTGGATAATAGTAATGCTAAAGGGTTTTATACTAGTAAATACAATAAGGTTGTTACTAGGAGCGATGAGAGTTTATCTAACCTATCTCATGAGTTTAGGCATAAATATGATTCAAGTAATAATTATAATAAGATTTATTTATCCGAAAATGATAAGTCATTATTAAAAGACGCTTATAGGGCTGACCCAAACTCATCAAGTAATGAGATATCAGAGAAAATAGCTTTTAATACTCAAGCTAGATTTCGCTTGTGGAATAAATTTTATAATACATATGGAAGGACTCCATCTATTGATGACCTTGATAAGTATATCGATAGTATGGATGAGATTGATGTGTACAACCTTGTGAGTGGTATAGGTAGCAATTATGCTGAAGATTATTCCAAGAACATGTTTGGAGCTACGGGAAAGGTATTGAAAGAATCATCGGATAAAATAAAAAAAGCCATTAAAAATGTTCCTGCTATTTTGCCGGCGGCTATAGTTGGTAAGATGTTGATGGATGATGATAAGGAGAAGAAAGATAAGGGAGGGGCCGTAAGCACAGGTAGGGCTTATGGAGATGGTAAATATGTAATTGATCCTGACAGATCAGAGGATAATAAGATGGTTGTGTATGATGAGATATGGGATTATCTGACCGATAAGAAGGGAATACCACAAACGCAAGCTATCGGTATCCTGTCGAACATCGCCGCCGAGTCCGGAGGGGACACCGAAGCCCTAGGAGTCGCCGGTGATTTTGGCATCCAACAATGGCTTGGACCGAGGAAGAAGGAGCTACAGCGCAGGTATGGGAAGAAACCGACATTGATACAGCAGTTGGATTATCTCGTGGATGAGTATCAAGGCAAGGTCCCGGGGTTAGGTTGGAACTACATCAATCAAGGAAAGTTCTTTGACAAGGATGCTCAGGGGAATGAGTATAACTATTATATGTATTCTAAATCCGATTTCGATAACGCTGTCAACTACAAGGACGCTACCGTGGCATGGAATCAAGGATACGGTAGGCCTCTTGGATCGACCTTGAGAAATAGGAAGAGATTTGAGTTCGCTGATATGTTCGCTAATAGGTATGGTGTCCCGGAGAACGAGCCAATGAGATACGAGTTCGGACAGCGGGATTCGGGCACGGGGGACGGAGGTCAGCAGCCCGTACCTGAGACGGTAGCCCCCGCCGATCCTTCTTTGGCTTCCCGCCCTTCCATGGATAGCTGGTGGGAGAAGGAAGGTCAAGACTTGTTATATAAGATGCTAGCCCAATCCGGAGCCAATAAGAAAGCTATAGAGGATATCGCCAATAATATTAAGAACGATCCCCGCTCAGAAGCTCAGATAGAGGAAGCCGAGCGTATGCGTAAGGAACAGGCGAAAAGGCAGTTGGTGCTTAATATGATACCGGGGTTAAGTCTTAACATAAAAGGCATGAGTAGATATAATGATTGACGTTATTTCTGTTATAGCCTTTTGTAGTTTGTAAATGTTTTGTTATATTTGGCAAAAAGTTTGTATGAAAAAATTGGATAAAGATGATTTTATAAAAAGATCGTTAAAGATACATAATGGTTTGTATGATTATTCATTAGTAGATTATGTCAATAACAGAACTCCAGTGAAAATAATATGTAAAGATCATGGTGTTTTTACCCAAAGACCATACAATCATTTGAATGGCCAAGGTTGTCCCGAATGTAGTAAATGGATAGGGGGATCTAAAAGAATGGAGTCAAAGAAAAGTGTTTTTGTTGATAGAGCTATGTCATGTCATGGAGAAAGATATGATTATAGTAAATCTAACTATTTGGGGGCTAGAATACCAATAGAGATAATATGCCCTATACATGGTTCTTTTTACCAGCTTCCATTTAATCACATTAGGGGAGTAGGATGCCCTAAATGTAAAGCGGATAAAAGCAAGAGTATAAAGTATGGGGTTGGAATAAATGATATGATTGGGATGGAGAAAACATTAGCTTATGAAATATGGAATAAAATGTTAGCTAGATGTTATTCTGAAAGAGAACAGAAAAGAAGACCTACTTATGTGGGGGGTTAAGGTTTGTGATGATTGGTTGTATTTTAGCAAGTTTAAAAAATGGTTTGATGTTAATTATAAGGATGGATATGAATTGGATAAAGATATACTTAGTGGCGCATCTAAAATATATAGTCCAAATACATGCTGTTTTGTTCCACATCACTTAAATTCATTGTTAACTTATAAGAGGATTAGAATTAGGGATTGCCCTACTGGTGTTGTCCTTAGGGGTAGTAGATATAGGGCTAGTTTATCGACATTGGATAGGGGACGGGTTAATATAGGTACGTATGATACTAAAGAAGAGGCATATGACGCTTATAAGAAATCAAAGATGGATGAAATAAGGAAAAGAGCATTGGAATGTTTAAATAATGGAGAAATAGATGATATCATTTACAATGCGTTAGTAAATCATAATATCATATAATATTATATTTAAATTTTGTGCATAATAATATTTGTTGAGAGACTCATCATTGTCAAATGGTGAGTCTGTATTTTTTTTAAACTATCTTTGTATCAGAACGAAATTAATTTGATATGAGCAAGTATGTAATCAAGAGAAAGATACCTAAATATCAAGAGGCCGGGGAAGTTGGGTCGTATATGCTCGGTAATATGGATGGCATACAAGGGCTAGGTATAGAGCCTTTGGTGAATACCAGCCAAGGATTACCTGCGTCGGCCAATCCGTTAGGGATATATTCTTTGGATACTCCAGATCAGTTGAGGACTAAATATGCTAATGCTTTTGATCAGGATAATATGTTTCCGGCTAGCTTCAAGGGCAGTTTGCAACGTATAGCTGAGAATTATCAGGACAATGGTATTACGCTTAATAACATAACTGTTAATGATGTTGATAAGTCTAAGACCGGTTCAGGCGAGACGGATGTCTTTGACTTTACCACCATACCTTATTATGGCGCTGATGATATAGGGTCTAGGTTTACCCAGATGGGTCGTGGTATAGGACGTATGAGAAGCGAGGGGTATGGTGATTTATCTACCGGAGCTAAAACAGCTAATACGATAACTACCATAGCATCAGGTATTAGTGGTATCATGGGGTTGGCTCGTAACGTGGTTTCCGGGATAGCGTCTGAGAAAGGCACCCGTACCAATATCAGGTTAGCTCAGGAGCGTGAGGCTAGGCAGAGACGGCAATCTCAGATGCGGTATAAGGATGGAGGTGGTGTTTATCTAGGGCCTAATAATAGGTTTGATAGCGGAAGCCTTACTGGAGAGTACTTATATCCACTACCTAAGTCGATGGAAGGACAAGTCAACGTAGAGGTCGAGAAGGGCGAGTACGTGACGCAGCCTGGAGATGCGCCTATGGAGGCCATGGGGCAGAAGCACGCCGACGGGGGAACCCCCGTTTCCTTGGAGGAAGGTACGAAGGTTATTACCGACGATACCACCATAGAGTCGGATTTCGCCAAATACATCAGGGATACGTATGGGATCAAGGCTACGCCTAAGGATACGTATGCTACGTTAATGGACAGGTATAAGGCTAAGATCGGTCTTAAATCGGCTTACGATGATCAGAAGAAGGCACTGGAGAAGCTGAAGAAGAATGATAAGATAGATGACGAGAATACAAGGCGTTTGAACGCCTCCGTATTATCTAAGGCTATAAATGATAGCAACGATACCGTTAATGGCTTAGAGGGAAGATTTACGGACTTCGCTAATGTCATATACAAGGAGCAGGAAGACCGGAAGATGAAGAAGGATGAGGATACGTATTTCGCTAAGGGTGGTGAGATAGATAACATCATATCCAGATCCATGAAAGAATACGGTCTTACGGAGGAGGATATAGTCGAGGCTAAGAAAGAGTTGCTTAAGAAAGTGGCTGGTATTCGTCAGAAGATGGAGATAGGAGGCACGTCTTTGTTCGGTCGTAAATTAACTTTCCGCCCGATCGAGAATAAGTTCAACAATGACCCTAACTATTTCGGTTATCAGCGTCAAGGGACCGATGGCTCTTATGGAGGCATTAATACGGATGAGAGGTTGAATTATTATAAGACATTCAATCCGGTCGCTTACGACGCTTATATGGGAGCTTCAGAGGGCGCTAGGGCTAGGGCGTTGCAAGACGCTATCTACGGTCAGACAAGTAGCTGGATGGGCTTGGCTACGGCGGAGAACCCGATCATCGCCAACGCCGAGGCGCTTCGGGATTACACGACGCTCGTTTCCTTTGGTGGTGAGGATAGTCAAGGTAATTACCCGGAAGACAAGAAAGCCGCATATCATGATAGGATGAGAGATAATAAATTAGGCTTGTTTACCACATCTCGTCCTATGATCGGTTTGGATATCGTTACAGAGGAACAACATAAGGCTCTTAATGATGCTGGTATCACTCATTTTAGCCAACTATTCTCTGACAAGAACAAGGATGTCGTTAATAAGATACTTGGGGAGGATATGCTTAAGATGCAGGCATTGAGATCCATGAAAGGAATGGAAGGTCTTGATTTTATACTTGATCCTCATAAGGTGGCTCCCGGTCCTATGGATATAGGTGATGTGGAGGAACCTGATGTTAAACTGGATATGCCTGAGCTGATTGATCCCAATACACTCCCTAAGACCAACACAAGTGCCGGTAAGTCGAACAGCGGCAATGGAGGCAGGAATATAGTGGGTGGCGGTCTTGACTTCCCTGAGGTGTTCAGGATGACCCCAGGAGCCGTGACAACAGAAGGTCTGGAAAGACATTACGCTCCTACCGTGGATCCGGTGTTGAGATCGGCTGATCAGTATATGGTTGAGACCAATCGTGCTTTCCAATCACAATTGGATCAGATGGGTAATGTCCCGGATTCCCAGAGAGGGGCTTTATCTTCCAATTTACAGGCTATCATGAGTTCCAATATAGGTAAGTATATAAATGAGGTAGAACAAGGGAATGTGGCTCAAAGGACTTGGGCTGATAATGTAAACGCCCGTACTTGGGCTGATACGTATGATAAGAATATAGCTCAACGTCAGGGTTATCAAAGTCGGATATTACAGGCTTTGGCTAATACTGACGAGAACTGGGCTAGGTATTTTGATAGCGTAAATGACGAGATCCAACAGAAGTGGAATACGGCTACGACCATGAATACATTAAGGTCTATATTCGGGGATGTAAAGATTGGTCCTAATGGACAATTAATCGCTGATCCTCAAGGAGATATATTGAGTTATAGGAGATTATATCCCGCTCAGGAAGTAACTAAAGGCAAGAAAGGATAAAGGATGGCTTCACAATATAGTATATTAAGGAATTACGGCAAGTACGTATCACCCTACAACATGGATGTCATGATGCAGGGTATGGGATACATGCAGCAGAAGATAGATACCAATCGGCAGGCTATAAACGAGTATGCTGATTATATTATCAATTCTGACATTATAAAACCTCAGGATAGGGAATATCTTCAGAATAGGTTAAATGGATTGATACAGGACGTGAATAACGTGTATCGTAAATCCAATCTGGCTTCTGATGGTATAGCCAGAAGTATACAGGCTCGTCTTGGAGAGGCTCTGGATACCCGTGTGTTGAATGCTATTGCCGGTACTAGGGAGATCCGGGCTTTTAGCGAGAAGATGGAGGATATGAAGCTGAACAATCCCAAGATGTATAGTCCTATAAACGAGGCTGAGGCTTTTGCGGATGCCGTGGCTTGGATGAATGACGGTCAGGTAGGGACACGTCTTAATCCTATACATTATACCCCTTATACGGATTACCACGCTGAGATTGATGAGAAGATGAAGAACTTCATCTCCTTTAATAAGGGAAAGAAAGTCAATGTGCCGGTGATTGATGCCAATGGTAACAGGACGGGGGAGATGCGTGAGATGTATATAGATGAAATGAGCTATGCTCAAGTCAGGGATATAGCCATGGCTTCCATATCAGAGAACGGCAAAGCTCAGATGCAACTAGAGGGTAGGTATATGGCTAGGACGAATCCTGACCTATTCAATGTCCAGAGTACCTCTGATTTCCTTAAAGGGTATATTGATGATTTTAGTGCCAAGGAAGAATCTATACGGGCAAAGCTAAAGGGCGTTGGCAATGATAAGGTCAAAAAGGCTAGGTTGGAGTCAGAGCTGGCGGATATCACCAAGCAGAAAAATGATTTCGTGGAGGAGGCTGAGGGCGTTATCGGCAGCAACTACAGCCCGGAGCGGGCCGGCATGTTCATGGTACGGCAGCAGTTCCTTCGTGGTGTCGGATTGAGATGGTCTTATAATAACTCATATGAGACGCTGGGCGTAGATGAGTATTACTTTAAGGCTAACCAACAGATGATGGAAAGAGCTAGGTTTAACGAGACAAAGAGGCATAATCTGGCTATGGAGAAAGCCGCTTTAATGAAAGCCAGTAAATCGGGTGAATCCGGTGGTGATGGTGGTGGTAATAATACTGTTGGGCCTACGGTGGTTACGAAGAGCGATAATCTTGATGACGTGAATATAAGTGATGAGTTCATGAACGGATTTACGGCTAATGAGAAGGCTGTTAATGCTGGTATGAATAGCTTTGTTAAATCACTATCAGATGACGCCAAGAGAAAAATTAGCGCATGGGCGTCCGATCCTGAGAATAGTAATGTTGTCAAGAATATGAGTGATGATCAAGTCATCATGACTTATTTCAAGGCTAATGGTGGGTCTACGAATACGCTTCTTGATTACAATGGCAAGGACAGCTATATAAAGCTTCTTGGGTTAAACAACCAAAGGAATAAGTATAATAGGATCAATGAGGGATTCAATAAGGCTGAGGACGCTGTCTTGGATGGAGTTGATGCTATAGTCGAGAGAGAAGCTAGATCTATTACTGGATCTGGAATTGATATTAGTTATGGATATGGGACGTTTGATCTTGGAGATATTGTAGAAGAAGGGCATTTGGCTTTTTCTAATGAAGCCATAAAAGATATATCGTTAAAAGATTGGGCCAAATTATCCGCATATAGCTCTATCCTTAGTAATAGTGTAGAATTTATTAAGATGGGTAATGACCCTACGCATCCAGTATCATATAAAGGTGTGAGTCTTGGAAGTGTTAATTCTGGAGAAGCGTCAGTAGTCCTAGGAAGAATAAATGATCTTATGGGAACCTCCTTAACATTGGATGATATACAGTTATTAGCTAATATGGGGGCTGGTCATTTTTCTACATCTGATTTATTTAAAAAGAATCTAAGTGAAGGGTTGAGTAATTATAACGAGAGGAATGCCGTTGTTGCTACAGCTATATATGATGAGATAAATAAAGAGAATGGGGATGTACTTAGGCATAAATGGAGCCGTGGCGATTTAGGAAGACTTGCTAGCGACGCTAAACGTGCCGGTGAGGATTATCTAAGACAATATCGTCATGAGTACGCTGAGCGTGAGTATATCTTCTCTGGTGATTATCCGTCTAAAAGCAAAGCTGAGTATGATTATATAAAGATTAGTGATCTATTCACTCGTGGTGGTGGTTTTATCCCCAAGGATGAGGATAATGCCAATAAGAAGATAACGTTTACTATATCTCCTATAGGTGATGGCAATTATCAGATCATTGGTAATAATGGAGGTGATGGAAGATCTGTTGTTGAGGCAAGTGAGGCAGATCTAGCCGCCAATGACCTTACTTTTTATAAGGAGGATGTAAGTATCCCATCCGAGACCTACGACTCTGGTGTTGTATCTATATCGTTTGCCAATTCAAGCGATAACGCTTATGGGAAGATGGCCAAGGCATTGCAGGTAGCTCCTGTGGCTTATGCCAGCGGAGCTAAGGATATGACAATGCCTTATATAGATATGTTCACGAATATAAATGACGGTAATATCAGGAAGAATCAGATGATGATCGCTACCGATGTGTTATTTGATAACGCTTCTATGTATGAGTTAAGGGCTTCCGGATATAAGTATAATAATGGTTCCTCTGGGATAAATGTTGATATATACAGCAAGGGAGGAGCAAGGGATGGCGGTACTCCATTATACTCAATTGATCTGGATGGCGTTAATTATGCTGATGAGGTAGCTAGAAAAATTGATTTCAGCCCTCAATATTATTTGGCCATGGCATGGCAACAGATACTTAGCAAGGAGAATGAGGTATATTGGAGAAGTGAAGGTAGATCTACTACTGATGATTTTGAAAGCTTCATCTCGCCTATAGCTAGTATGATCGATCAGGAGATAAGAAACAGGAATAACGGAAATAGTGGAAATAATGGAAATAGTGGAAACCAATAATAACGCTCCCAGTGGAAGGGATCTTGCCAACAAATACGGGTATCCTACTATGAGCGTGGATAATATAAAGGCTGTTGGATCGGATCCCTATAATATACCGGATCGTGACTTACCTCCGGTATTGGATCCGTATTCTGCTTCCGAGAGATCAAAGTCCCAGATACCGTCATTATCAGAGAGGATCAAGAATACGGTAAAGACTAATTATTATGATAACATGAAGCATATGTCCCCTTTGGGGTATATGGCGTCTGATCAGAGCTATAAGGGTAGGTTTAATCTTACTGGACCGGAGATATCGTTAGAGGATTCAAGGTATCGATTAAGTAGTGGAACGTGGATACCCAAATACGAGTCTTATATACCCGGTGTAGATAATGATACACGTCTATCAAAAACCCAGAGTAGGACTGAGAAGTGGATGAGAGGATTGGGTAAGCTTGCCGGAAAAACCGCCTTGTACGGATTAGGAGGCGTTATCCAGCCTTTTTATGGTATTTATGCCGGAGTATCCAAAGGTAATTTCAATGCTGTTTTTGATAATGATTTCACTAGATGGTTAGATGATCAGGATAAGAAGATGGATTATGGTCTAGCTCATTATTATAATCGAGAGGAGCGGGACATGAACTTTCTTCAAAGTATGACTACGGCTAACTTCTGGTCTAATGACTTTCTGTCGGGTCTGGCTTTTACCGCTGGCGCCATGTTATCATCCGCCGTATATTCCGGGGCCGGTCTGATGAACCTTGCTCGTACCGGAGCTAGGGCTGGGGTGGCTTTAGCTAGGATAGGCAAGGCCGCTTCGGACACCAAGAAAGCATTCGGAGCTTACCTTAGGGCCGCCCGTATAGGGCAGAGGGTAGGCAAGGGGCTGGATGCCGCCCTATTTCTTGGTACGTCTACCTCATGGGAAGCTTCAGTGGAAGCCAGAAGTATGTTGATGGAGGCCGAGGAGAATTTCAGGCAATCTTATCGTAACGCTTACGGGAGGGAAGTCCCGTATGAGGAGCTTATGAGGTTCAGGGCTGACAATGCCAATGCCGCTAACGCCGTATTCGCCGCCAACGTCGGCATATTGTCATTATCCAACATAGCTATGTTCGGTGATATGTTTGGCATGGATCTGGGCGTGGATAAGTTCATAAAACGCAATATATTTGGCGTAGGAGCCGAGAGAATGGATAACGGTGCACTAAGGGCTATAACACCAAAGAAATGGCAGAAAATAGCTGGTAATACGTTTAATATCATCAAGCGACCGGTATCTGAGGGTTTGTTCGAGGAAGGTCTTCAAGGTGTGTCCAGCAAGTCCGCGGAGGATTGGGTGGAATCAAGATACAATCCCATGGCTATTCGCCAGAATATAGGTTATATGGAGGCTATAAAGAACGGGTTCAAGGAGACTTACGGATCTAATCAGGGCTGGAAGGAGATCGGCATCGGTATGATTATCGGATCGGTTATGGGTGGAAAGACCTTTGGAGGTATAAAGGAATGGAGCCAAGACATGTCCCGGAACGAGGGGATGGTGGAGGCCTACAACGCCAATGCCGGCGCCTTGACCGAGGCTGCTGTCCGTGCTATTCGTGGCAGTATGGCTCTTAACGCTCAATTATCTGGTGTAGACACATCGTACGAGAGTGATGGTAGGATTATAAACAAGGATTTTAGTGACGCCGTATTCAATCGTCTTCGTTATGATTCGGAGATGGGGATGCTGGATGATACGAAGGAGAATTTCAGGACGGTAGTCGAATCTATACCTAATAGCGATATAGCGTCCGATATGAATATGACGGATGAGCAGGTCAATGAGTATAAAGCCGATCTTGTCAATGAGTTTAATAAGAAGGTGGATAATTTCACCATGGCCAACAGGTTCGCCGATTCTCTTACCGAGGGTATATCCAATAGATCGTTCAATACCTATATCTCTAACATGGTATATAATGGTCTTGAGGCGAAGGATAATTTGAACGATATAGCCAATCAGTTAAGAAGGATATACAATACGGATATAGGTCCCGCTCTTGATATATATTCTCGTCTTAATCCTGATTCGAGCAGGGATCTTGAAGAACTTAGGAAGCTTACGGATGATATACAGAGGATGGAGAAGAATATCTTGAGGCTTCAACAAAGTGTCGCGTCGAAGGACGCTCTTGAATCTGATAAGGCTAAGTTGGTCAAGGAGAATGATAGGCTTCTTAAATTAACAGAGGATAGGATCGCATTGGAGAGGAAATTAACTACGTTAATTAACTCAGAGGCTGATATATCTAAGTTGTTCTTAAATAGAAATGATTCAAGGATCAGTGCCGCTGATCTTATGGCGGCTTATGATACTATAGCTGATTTTGAGAATGCCGTGTCTACCCGTGGGGTCGATAATCATAAAGAGGCCATGGCGTTGCTTAGCGAGTATCGTCATAATCTTGTGGCTTATAAGAATATAAACGAGTCTCTTCGTCGTATGCGTGACAGAAGATTCATCCGGGCGCAGGAGCGCGGGTTCATGAAGATATTATCGAACGTATGGGGTAAGACTTATGAGGAGGATGATAGCAAGTATGATTTCAGGAATACTGATAATCCTGATGCCAATGATCTTTACGCCAACGACAAAGCTATAGACAAGGCTTACCAAGATGGTCTTATAGGGGAGGATGAGGCATTTATGTTCAAGACATATAATCATATGATAGCCAGATCTATGGAGAACGAGATTAAGACCGATGAAGGTAATATAGTCGAGAGGGTTCCTGATGATGAGGATATCATAAATCCTTCTGACGATAGAATCAATAATATAGCTATAAAGATATGGAACGGTAATGAGGATGTCTTATCTCCTAGGGAGAGACAGATATATGATAATAACAAGCCTCGTGTCGATAGTCTAGTTAACGGGTTTGGGGATAATCCTATTTCAAGGATCAATAAGGCTAGATCGATAATAGATAGATTGAAGATCCATGATAATATTTATGATAATATCAAGGACGCTGTTGATGATATTGTAGATATGAATATCAATGGTCTTGATCAGGATCAGATCAAAGAAGCTATAAAGACTTATAATGATCTTATGAATGAGGCTGACAATGGCAATGAGATTGATCAGGATAAGCTTAATGAGGCTATTGATATTATCAATAATTATTCCGATGGGCCTCTTCTTCAATTCGTGGAATGGATGAGGTTGTATGATAACGGAAGTATAGCTGTCAAGGATTACGATAAATCCATACCTATGGGTGATGTCCTCACAGAGAGCGAACCCGGGACATCCACCGGCAGGACGGAAGTTAACGCCGCCCAGAATCCGGTGGTGTTGATGGCTCAGAAGAGAGAGATCGGTGGGGTTATGTATTATGAAGTTGGCGGAATGAGACTTGACAGGTTTATGGACAGTCTTGGGCTTAAAAGATCTGATGCCACTGATACTGATAATGGAAGGGTGATGGATTTCACCAACGGAACCGACATATTTACTGTTATAGAGTCGAATAACCACTCAAGATGGATGATTAGCGAGGATGACGCTCAGGCTTTCGAGAACGCTACCGGTGTCATATTGGGGCGGCAAACCGCCTTGTCGACCTCCATCTGGTTTATGGTGTATCGCAAGGGGCAGGATGGATCTATTGTCCCTTATTATACGGGTGATACGTTTGGATCTAACAACGAGTCGGTGAATCAGGAAGCAACGGCTAGCCTCCGCAAGGGTGATATGGTAAGGTTTAAGATGGATATGTTAGATCCATATACCAAGGAATTGTATGATAAATACAATAGCCTTAACGCCGTTGACCCTAATTCTGATGAGACTAAGTCGGCTTACCGAGAGCTGGTTGATAATATGGTTATTAAGATCGTGGATGGTGATGGTAATTTTGTCTCGGTGCTAAAAGCCAATGATCCAGACTCAAAAGGGAGTAACGCTGATTTAAGGAGTATGGCCTTTGAGTTGTATAGGGATAATGTAGGATCTGTCGCTGGCGAGATTGATATACCGTTCGTAGGTACAGTTACCAGTGTTTTGCCGGGAAGACCTAATTTTAGCGTAAGTGATGATAATGGTACGTTGATGGTATCCGAGAATGACTTTACCAGCGAGACGGTCGACAAGGTAGAGAGCGTAGGATATATAGAGAACGGGGTGGTTACGATGAGGGATGATATTAAGTATAATATATTCCCGTTCTGTACGGCTATCGTCAGGGACAAGTATGGTGACTATAAAGATTCACGTATCCCGGTCGTAGCTATAAAGACAGGAAATGGAAGAAATTACCTGTACCCCGTAAGATTGAAAAATCAGGATATATCGTCATTCTCATCCATGATCGGATCGATGGCTGATAGGATTACGGAGGGTCTAGGCGGAGGCGTAAGTATTGATGATATAATGGATCTTAATAACGCTATAGCCAGATCAGGGTTGGATAATAAGGCATATATGATTCCGCTGGCGGGAGACGTGGATGTTATCAAGAACCGGCTTGAAGCTATCAAGGAAGCGGCTAGCAGGATGCCTATGACCGCTGACGTAAGAGGATGGATAGGCGATTCTAGGACTAAGGAGGATATTTTGATGAATGACGTTACGATTAATATTGATCTTAACAACGATCCTTTCATAGCACCTAAGTTCAGAATGAGTATTAGGAGGGATGAGACGTTCTTCGAGGATACGGAGACCCCGTTCGTCAACCCGTCCAGCTCCCAATCGGGTTCCGCTTCGCCTACGAAGGCGGCCGAGGACAAGTCTTTGGTTTCCGACGGCAACGTAGTATCCGGAGAAAATGAGGCGGAAAATCCTTGCTAAATTAAATATCTTGACTTATCTTCGCAGCGTCAGTCCATCACCTGACGAGTAAGATATTTAAAAGTTGGTCCCTGTCGGGTGTGTGATGGCCCCGGTGGGGACTCTTTATATTATGCAATTAGATGCCTTTTTACATCGGAAGATCATGCAAGACCTACGCATCCAGCGAGTAAAGGTCTTGATGATGCTATACACCAGTAACTATTTTGTCAAGGTCAGACAAAAGCAGTTGCTTGATCATACATACTCATTAAGTAGGGATCAGGCTTTTGATTATATGACTGAGTTCAATAAAAGACTTAGTGATAAGGTTGGTATAAAATGTACGATGGATATCCTTTTACCTACCGATGATGATAATGCTAACATCATAATCGAGCACAATGGTATTATCAAGAAGTTGATGAAGGAAGCCGAGAAACTGGAGCTTGATACTGATGCTATCGAAGCCATGATGCGTGATCTTCTTAATGAGTTGAAGGATGATATTGATCTTAATATCCTGATATTTGACGTAAGCCAGTTGCTTATAAAATACAATCTATTTAGGTTGGATGCTATAACCGAGCAGGAGTTCAAGAACTCTTTTGTCAGGATGGATAGTAGGAATATGGAGATAAAGAAACTAACTTTATCTGATATCAAGAAGGTGGTGGAGATGATAGAGGATAGGTATAGCTACGCTTTATATATGACAGAGGAATATGGCTGATTACATTTTTTGTAAAAATATCTCCTGTTTGTTTGTAGTTTCAAAATAAGGTCTTATATTTGCGGTGTCCATCCGTTATTGGGCCATAAGAAGATATTAACTCGCCTAGGCGTAGGCGATAGATGAGGGCTATTGGTGGAATAACGGACGCCAACGGCCCTTGTTGTTTTGTATTATGTGTAATATTGTTTTGAGTGATGACTTATCTATCAGATCGTATTTTGAAAAGGTTTTAAATCTAAGTAAACTTGGTGATAAATTCCCTGTTAATTTAGATGATGTATGGCCATTGGTTTATTCGGCTAAGGAGAAAGCTGTTAGAGCTTTAGTAAGTAGTGATCAGTTTATGCAAGGTATTGATTATGAGATTTTAGCCACAAATGGCGAAAATACGACAGTAGGAAGACCTGTAAATGTTTATATGATTTCTATATCTTGTATGGAGTATTTTATAGCTAGAAAGGTTAGATCTGTATTTAATGTTTACAGGGATGTTTTTCATAAAGTGATAAATAAAATACCATCTAGCTATTCGGAGGCTTTACGGATGTATGCTGATGAGGTGGAAGCTAGAGAAAGGGCTGAAAAAGAAGCTAAGCTTGCATTAGAGGCTAAAAGGATATCTGATAACATCATCAAAGAATAGGCTCCTATGGTTGAGTTTGCTAAGACAGCCGAAATAGCCCAAGAGACAGATATGTTGATCAGAGAGGTTCGGGAAAAGCTAGAGGCTCATGGATATGATATAGCGGAGAAGAATCTTCGAATATTGCTTGAGGATAAGAAGTTCTTCGCTAAGACCGGTAAGAGGTGGTTGCTTTCCCAAAGGATGATAGACAGCGGTTATGCTCGTTACAGATATCGTAATGATGACGAGTTCTACGGCACTAATACTGTCTATGTGACTCCTAAGGGATTTCAGTGGATCGTGTCTAAGATATCTAAAGAATGGATGCCTAGGTTCTTGGAATTGAAAGGCAGGGTTCTGAATAGATCAGATAAAGATATTTTCGCTAAACGATAAATTCCATTTTTTTTGTAATTTAGGATTGAGCTTTTGCCTGTTCGTGAGGATCGGCAAAAAGATTTGCACTTTTCGGAGAAACATAAGGTTTGTTATTATGTTGTTATTTTGGTGTCCCGTCCGCTCGTGAGAGTAGGCGGGATTTTCTATCTTTGTGTCAAAACGATTTAGTAATGGGACGATCTTGTTATGTTATAAAAAATAAGGAGGGTGGGATAGATAATGTCCTTGCCCCGAACGACCAACCATCCGGATTATACCAAAGGGCGATGGAGGTGCTGGGCGACCAGAAGCAGGCCTTATCGGTCTGGGGTACGGCCTACTCCCCCGACTTCGTGTCCTTCTTTGGCGACTGGATGTCCATGCCATCAGAATATGATCTGGATAGTAATGGGGAACCTAGGTATGATGATGTCATGTCCTTTATCAAGCGGAAGAACTATTTCGCCGGCAATTTCATGGCTGATGAGGTTAAGGATATTAATAATACTCTTACTTCCTTGGGTGTTGATAATATCAATGATCTTAATGATATGATCGTATCTAACTTCCTTTCCGGCGGTGATATATTCCTCAATAGGTACAATCTTGAGCGATCTGGGATGTATGACGCTGATGAGATTGATAATATCATGACTAACCGATCGGAGTATGAGCGGGTAAGGGATATGATGAGGAGGATTGTCGATTTTATGTCTGAGGGGAATCTTAATGAGAAGGATATGTATTTCCTGTCCTCCGAGTCAGGTCTTGGTGATGATTATATGATATATGAGGATACATATGACTCGTTAGGAAAGAGAAGGGGCTTGAATCCAATAGAGGTAAGGGATACGATCATGAGGGCGGTAGGCGGTATCAGCGACCGCCGGGAGTTCGATCAGGCTTTCGCCTCCATCCCATACCCTTCCTTGGCACTCTGGTATCAGGAGGATCAGGATTACGCAGATCGGATGTATGACACGTATCGTAATATGACCCGTATGGAGGTTCGGAGTCAGGACGGAAATACGATTACCGACTCGTACTTCAATAGTACCACACCGTATATCAGTATGCCTAAGGATATGAAGGGTCTAAGGGATAAGGTTGGGGAGATAATCGATATGGATGATTTTAAGGACATCAAGGACGTTGCCGGACGTCTGCATGACATAGCCATGGATCTTGCCGACATGGGTGTGGATATAAGCGAGGCGATCAGCGATGAGATGATTATATCCAGACCGGAGGATATCCGTGATCTTATGGCGTCGCTGGATGTCATGTTGTCTTCCATACAGGCCGGCAATTCGGTATACGATAGCTTTATCTCCGATCTTGATAGGATAACAGGAAAAGGGAACCCGATATACGAGGTTCAGGATACTTATTCTACTGGGGATAGGATGGTGTATGTAAGGTCCGGGAATACATCCCCTTCCGATATGTATGATAGGAGCATGTTGTATATGGGTAGGAATACGTACCATAACACAGCCCCGATAACCGACACCGATCAGGCCTATGAGATGTTGGCCAATATCGGGATAGAGCGGTCCTCGTACTTACCGGCTGGCGTGGTCCCCGCCGGGGCTTCCCGTTCCGATATTGGCGTGGTCAAGGATAACATAAAGAAGCTAGTTATGTCCAACATCTCATCCTCGAATACAGAGAACATGATCCTTACCAGATTAATATACCAACATCCCGTGACTCCTGAGATGGATGATGTCGATATTGATCGGGAGTTCAGGAGATACGAGGCTAGGCAGGGAAAGGATCGGGATTTTATCAAATCCTGTACATCGTTGAGGAAGATCCAGATCAAGGAAAGGTTAAAAAAATCGGATTTATATAATAATGTCTTACGTTTCCTTGATTTTAATGGATTTTATAATGTATCTTTGAACCACCATGACAGAGGTACGTTAAAAAGCATGGAGATGTCGTTGCCGGAAGGTCAGGTAAGGGATCTTCTGTTTGACGTGGCTATCGAGTCCGGTGACAGTAGCATGAGAAACCTTTTCTATCTGGATAGGCAGGATAGGATGATGGATGCCGGGTTTTATAGGTATCTGTACCAAAGGAATCCGGGCCTGCTCCGGGAGGTCAACGGCGGCGTCGAGGCGAGACCGGACGGTTCGTTCTTGGCTCGTGGGAGGTATGATGATTTCGTGTCATTCCAATCCGGTTTATATGAGAAGGTAGGTGAGACGGTTGATGGTGCGATATACAGGTTCGTTGATGATCTTATATACTCCGATCCATCATCATATCAAGAAAACATGGTACGAAGGATGGGTGATGTTACGGTAAGGAGTGACGATAACCGCCTGTCAAGGATAGAGGATGATCCCTCATCCAGCAAGATAGTTAATGAATACACTGCTAATACAAATAAGTTGATGCGAGATTTTTCGTGTAGTTAATCTCTCTTTGACGTCGTGAGACGTTTTCTTTCGAGCATTGAAACATTGAATTTTATAGATTTGCGATGAATCCGGGTCGTAGTGATACGCTCCGGATTTTTCGTCTTGTATCGGTTCTTATTAATCCCATTTACAAGACATTAAGTACTTTGATGATGACACATATCACGATCTTAGGGCTGTTAATTTTTGAACTTTGTAACGCCCGCCATCAGGTGGGGTTATTATTAATTCAAAAATAAATAGACATGGGTACAAGTGGAGACAAAATCGTGCTGTTAGACGGCATGGGTTCCGGTAGTGGAAGCGCCACTAACGGTTTATTATCTATGATTCCGGGGATGTTCGCCAACTTAATAGGCGGAAATAAGATGGATCCGAACTTGGTAGCGGCTTTGATGAACGGTCGTAACAACCAAGACGGTTTCGGCGGGGCTAACGGTTGGTGGTTGTGGATCATCGTCCTGTTCTGGTTATGGGGCGGCCGTGGCTTTGGCAATGGTTTTGGTAACGGTGGTGAGAATTGCGCTAATGGTCTTCCCGCTCAATTGAATAACGACTATGGTCGTGAGTTGCTGATGCAGGCCATCCAAGGTAACAGAAGCGCTATCGAGCAGATCGCTAACGCCTTGAACTGTACTACCACTCAATTGCAAAGCGCTATCTGTAACGTACAAGGCGCTATCGATAAGGTAGCTGGTCAGGTAGGTATGACCTCTCAGGCTGTTATTAACGCCGTACAGCAACAAGGTTGTGAGATCGGTAATCAAATTAGCTCTTGCTGCTGCAATTTGAGTTCTTTGATCAACCAAAGCACGTGCGCTACTCAAAATATGATAACGCAGCAAGGCTTTGACAATCAATTACGGACGTTAGAGCAAACCAATGTTCTTCAGAGTAACATCAAC